GGACAGTCGCCAACGTGAAGTCCATGACGTAGCCCGCGCCCTCCTCACCTCCATGCCCGGGGCGGGGAAGGCAGAAGTAGGCCGACTCGGCAATACGTGGCTCTGCCAAGATCCGCTGCCGTGCCCGTGCCCGCGGTGCCGCACGGAGCCCACGCCATGACCGACCACGCGGCGGCGGTGGAGGCGGTGCGGGCGAGGTGGCAGCAGCGTCGTGATGCGTGGTGGAAACCTAGCGAGAACGCAACGCCGACCACGGATGAGGCATGGCAGGCCAACGATGATTGCGCCACCCTCCTCCGCGCCCACGAGGCGGTGGACAATCAGCGAGCCGCCGCCGAGATGGCGGGCGATGAGTGGTGCCGACGCTTCGACACCCTCCGCGCCCAGCACGCCGCGCTGGTGGCCGAGAAGGATCGAGCCCTCGCCCTCGTGCGTGCGCCGGATTCCACCAACGACGGAGGCCCGGCCAATCTAGTTGAGATCGTCGAATCCCTACTGTCGATCCAACGTCAACTCCTCGCCACCCTCGGCGGGGCGGAGGGGGTGTGATGGCCGAGCCCGCCACAACCTTTACCGTCACGCTGACCAGCCGTGTCGGCGGTTACTTCCAGCGCTGGCTTGAGGTGCCCGAGCGCCCGATCCGCACCAGCGACGGCGTCGGGGATGGCGTGGTGGGGATCACCTTCCGCTCGCGCGAGGGGCGCCAGGTGGTCGTCTACCCCGGGGATAACTCTCTCGTGATCGAAGAGACCCCATCCACCCCGGAGGGCGGCCCCCCGGGGCAGATGGAGCTACACGGCTAGGGACGTTACTCTTCGCCCTCGACCCTCGGCTCGGGCAGGATCATTGTCTCGATCTCCGCCACGCGCGCATCGAGCCGCACTGCAATCGCGTCCAGCTTGGCCGCCGTCTCTTCCTTGGTCAGGTCCGGGGACCGCATAATGTCCACCAACTCCCGGACAATCTGGATCACACCGGGGATCATCGGGATCAACAGCGCCGCTGCACCGATGGCCATGGCCCCCCCTACTTCTTCAGGGCGGTGGCGACATCCAAGCCCACCGTCATCCCGAAGGTTGTGAGTTCACTGATGAGGGAGGCGACCATCTCCTCCACCCGGCCCCGGAGCACCGTGTCCGACACCGTGCGGGACGATTTCCAGAGGGCCACCGTGGCCGGATACACGGCCTTGAACTTCTCGCCAAAGGCGATGAAGTCGTTGCACGTCTTGGCCGATAGGCTCTTGTCCTTGCACTTCACGACGAAGATCCCGTTGACCTGCTGCATCTGCTGCCCGAGCGCATCGACTGCCGCGCCGGACGCGGCCAGCCCTTTATAGGTCTGCATCTCCTTCGAGGTGGTGGCGCAGCCCACCGCTATCGCCAGCATCAGGACTACGAGCCATGCACCGAAGTGCCGCATGCACCCTCCGTTGGGTTAGGGGTTAGGGGAAGCCGGGGGCTTGGGCCCTTCCTCCGCGGAGGCCAGGCCCTTCGCCCCGAACCAGAACGCCATCACGGTGCTGACCAACTGGACGAACTGATTGGCGTCCACGACCTTCAGGAGCGCCAGGATGCAGACGGTGACCGCGAAGAGGACCGTGACCGCGGGCCGCGTCGCCTGTTGAAGCGTCGCGATCACATTGACCGTGCGCGCGCCCGTGGCGGGCGTCGGCAGAGGCTGCGTCGGCTGCGAGTCCATCACCGCTCCTCCAGGGGCAGGGCGTAGTCATAGACAGGCCCCCGCGGCGCGCGGATCACGGGCCCCCGCTCCGCAATGCGCGCTGCGAGGTATGTGCGATTCCGCGCGACCTGCTGGAGTTGCTCTGGCGTGGGCCAGGTGCGGTCGTGGTACTGGTGCGCGACCCAAGCCCCCGGGAGCCAGTCCACCGGCTGCCCATCCCACTGCGCCCGCAGCACGAGGTCGTTGTCCTCGCAGCCCCAGACGCGGTAGGCCTCATCGAAGCCGCCGACCCGGTCGAACCAGGCGCGCGGGACCACCATCGCAGCGCCTTGCCCGACCCGGTCATGCTCCACCGTGCTGGCCAGGAGCCAGGGCTCACTGCGCCACCAGCCCGCGGGCCAGCGCGCGGACGCGCGCGGGAGATCGCGTGAATCCGTGAGCCAGAGCGTCTCGCGGCCGCCCTCGGCATCGAGCATCGTCGCCAGGATCTCGAACCAACTCTCGGGGAAGAGCATGTCGGCATCCGTGAAGACGAGCGTCTCGGCCCCCGGCCCGCCGCCCAGGAGGCGGGCCGCTTCGTTCAGCGCCACACTCCGCGACCATTCCGGCTGGGGCATGAGGCAGAAACTGACCACGCAGGCGTGTGCCTGGGCGATCCGGTCGACGTGCTCCAGGACCCCGGGCGCGCTTCCCAGGTCGATCAGGGACACCGGCCACGGCCCGCGCTGGAGGGTGTCCAGGCAGCGCTCCAGGTGGTCGAGGTGCCAGTTCCGGAAGCCGAGGCAGATCATGACCGAGGGCATGGGCACCCGGTCAGGCCCTCGGGAAGGGCGGCTGCTGCTGGGCGAAGGTCGCCAGCCGCCCGAGGTACATGCCGTCAAACACCGCCTTCATGGCCGGGTTCTGGACGAAGTAAAAGGCCAGGGCTTCGAGCGCCGCCGGGGTATAGCCCTCACAGTGGGTGGAGATCTGGACCAGCCCCGCAGTGGCGGGGTCGTGAAAGGCCACGGCCGTCAGGACCCCGAGCAGGCGCACCGGGGACGGCCGCTGAGGATCCGCGTAGAGGAGGGTCCCCTCGCGGTACTCGACCATCTGCACGATCCGGCTGTCAGCCTTGGATTCTGGCTCCATAACGACCCCCTTTATCTCCCGACGATTATAGGGCGAGGGGTTCCAAAACCCGTTGCCCATTCACGTTGACAAACGTCCCCGTGTCGATGGCCGTGACCGTGGTCACCCCGCCAATGTCGAAGGAGTGCTCGATGGAGAGCACCCGCAGGAGTTGGTTGACGTAGGGCAGCCCCTGTTCGCGCCGGGGCCCGTAGGGCCAGGAAAAGGCCAGGATGTCCCCGACCGTGGCATGGGCCAGCATCGGCCCCTGGACGGCGAACTTGAGCGTGGCCCCCTCCACCCGATGGGCGAAGGACTGGCGGGCGAAAAGGATCTGGGCCCAGGCCTCGACCTGGGCGGAGTCCCGGAGCCCCCGGAGCGTCACGCTCTTGCGGATCTCGTCGTGGGCATTGATCGAGACCGGGTCCTCCAGATCCACCAGCCGGGAGGAGGGCTGGTTTAGCGACCAGGAGTAGAGGTAGTAGGCGAGGAGCTTGTTGACCAGGTGATCCCGGTCCGCCACGAACTCCACACCGTCGTCACCGTCGACACAGTCCCGGTTCGCCACCAGGCTCGCCACGATGCTGGTCGCCACCGGGGTCTGCCCGTCATCGAGCGTGATCTGGAGTTGCGCGCGCCCCGAGACGCGCCAGAACCCCATGACATTGAAGAGCATCTCCGTCACCCAGTCCTGCACCTGGCGGTCGTCCTGGAAGACCCACGCCGTGGTCCAGCCGAGCGTGGTCGCCAGCGCGCGCGCCTCGGCCAGGGCCGTCGCGTCGAAGTCCTCCGTGTTATAGCCGCAGCGGTGAGTCAGGAAGGTCACAAGCTGATCCACGGGGTTCTCGATCAGCACCTCGGCGTCGTCCACCCGCCCCTGCCCCCGCCAGGACACCGGGCCGGTCGGCTGGGTGGAGAACGTGATGAGGGCGCACTGGAAGCCCGAGCCGAAGTCCACCGCGCGCGAGGTGGAGAAGCCGCTCGTCTGCTCGACATCGTCGATGTAGACCTTGAGGATCTCCGCCACCGGGTGCGCCGCGGCCACATAGACGAAGGGCTCCGTCTGCGTGATGAGGACGGCGGGCACCGGCCCCCGGACCCCGCCTTCGCGGAAGTCGCCATACACGTCCGGCAGGATGAACGCGGGATCGGGCGCGCCCTGGAACACCTCCGCGCGGATCAGTCCAGCCGGGGAGCAGAGCTTCTTCGCGGTGACGGTCCCCGCGGCAGGCGCGGGCGGATTCGTGAGCCTGAAGATGGTCGGGGTCCCGAAGGCCTCCCGGGTCGTTATGCCGAAGGGTTGGATCGTCGCCACGGGGGGCCCCACGGTGTGAAGGTCCATGTCGAAGGCGGAGGCGATCCCGGTGGGAAAGATGACCGGGACTTCCGCCAGGGTCGCCGTGCCGAAGGCTTCCGTGCTCGTGATGCTGCTGGGGCTGAGGGTCGCAGGGGCCCCGGGGCTGCCGATGAGTTCATGGAGTCCAAAGGTCTCTCCCGCGTTGACGGAGGGCGGCCCGATGTCCGCGATGCGCGCTGTCCCGATGGCCTCCCCGGTGGTGATCCCGGTCGGAGCAATCGGGCCGAAGACCAGGTGCGTGCCGAAGGCCTCGGCGGAGGCGATCCCGCTGGGGCTGATGCCCGTGGCCGCCGTGATCTCGTCGATGGCCCCCCATTCGGCTGCGCCCCACTCCACTTACCGCCCCCACTCAGCACCTACCGCGAACGGCGCTGAAGCCGGAGCCGTCCGCACAGCGGCGGTGGAGGCCAAGGTCATGGCGCTCCGGCGCGGGGGCTGTACCCATTGATAGGGGTTGGCATAGAGCGCCAGCAGTTCCGCCACGGTCAGGCGCCGGTCGTAGAAGAAGACGAACTCGATGGAGCCCCCGTCGAATTGCACGGTGCCCCCATCGGCGCGCTGGCCGATGCGGATATTGGCCTGGGTGCCCGTCGCGGGCCCGGTCGTGCCAGAGCCCACCGGCCCCCCGCTGGAGATCTGCCCGTTGTAGGCAAAGGTCACCGCCTCTTCGAGGCGCCCCGCGGCCATGGCCAGCATGAGGTATTGCTGATCGCGCACGTCGGTGAAGCTCCCCGAGGTGTAGGTGTTGAACCCTCCCGCATTGGCGCGCACCAACTCCAGGGTCGTCTGGAACAACCCCGTGCGGAAGTCGAAGGGGTTGTCATTCGAGCCGCTCCCGGCGTGCTTGCCCGCGAGGTGCTGGAAGCCCGAGCCGCCCTGGGCGATGCTCTCGAAGTAACCCCGCCAGACAATCGACAGCGGCCCCAGGAAGGGCGCGTCCGGATAGGGGACGTCCACGTACCCGGCGCTCGCATTGGCGATCTGAAGGCCGAGCCGCGGGAACCCGGCGATGGGCGCGAAGCTGGCGCTGTTGATCAGGTCGCCGACCACGCTCGACGGTATTCCATAGGCCCGTGACCCCGAGCCCTCGTTGAAGAGGAACGCCAGGCGCGGCGTCAGCGGGTGCCCCACGCGGCCCACGGCCCCCGCGGGGGGCTTGGTGCCCGTCTGGCGTGCCGGGACGAGGGCGTCAGCCATCAGGCCACGCTGTTCAGATAGTTGATGAAGGCCTCCACCGCCACCGCCTGCCCGGTGTTCGAGCCATCGGCGACCAGACGCAGGCGCGTGACAGCCGAGAGATCAATCAGGGCGTTGAACATCTCGCCCTGGTCGTAGATCGTCGAGCCGGTCTGGGCATTCACCAGGTTGTCTTCAATCGTGATGCTCGTGTTGGTGGAGATGGACTTGACCCGCCCCCACTCGCTGTTCGCGATGGTGGAGTTGTCGAGGTAGACCATGTCGCCGCGGGTGAGGTTCGTGGTGGACGCGACCGTAATGACATTAGTGCCCGCGTTGACGGTGCCGGACACGGCCTCGGACTCCGCCGCCGTGATCAGGGTCTTGAACGCGGCCAGCACGTGCCAGTGGCCGTCCCCGGAGGACTTCGAGGAACCCTCGATGCGGAACTCCAGCCCTTCCGTCAGCGCCGTCGTGGCACGGCGCCCGAAGTGAATCGTGATCCAGGCCGAGAACTTGGTCGAGACATCCAGCGCGCTGGAGATCACCACCGAGTTCGAGGACACGGACTGGAGCGCGAGGAGGGTGTTGCCGACGCTCTTGTTTAGGGTCGCCATGATTTAGAACTCCCGCCAGTGGACGATGGTCCCCGCATAGTCATTCCCTCCACCCTGATCGGTGGCGATCCACCCCAACTGATCCGGGCCACCCGCCAGGAACGAGGTCCGCGAGACCTGCGCGACCTGAAAGTAGTTGACCCCATCGAACGAGAACGAGTAGGTGATGTTGGAACTGTCGACCGCGATGCGCAGCCACGCGATCTGCGGCATTGACGGGAGGCTCCGCTCACTCCCTACGATGGCGCTGAAGGTCGTAGCGTTGGTGTAGTCCCCTGCCGCGATGGTGGGCTGGGCCCCACCCGTCGAAAAGGTGAAATTGGACAGCACGAACACGGAGATTTTCGACGTGCCGCTCTCTCGGAGCGCGGGCCCGAGGATCATCAGATTGGCGACCCCGGCCGCTTGGAAGAAGTTGTGGATCACTCCTACTTCGACAGTGAAGGGGAGCGAGGGTAGGGTCTTGAAGCGCCCGCGAATGTTCGTCCCCGCCGCTGCGCTACCCGTGATGTATACGAATCCCGCGCTCTCGGAGTAGCTGAACGAGCCCTGGTTCACCCAGGACCAGGAGGATTGCGACAGGGCGACGAGCTTGGCCATGAACGGCCCGTAAAAGTCACCCCCATCCACGCCCGAGGGGCTGCGCACTTCGCCCGTTTCTGGCGCTTGCAGCCAGCGTTCGGCCGTCGCCTTGGAGGCGACCAGGATCACCGCATCGCCAGAGGAGGCGTTGCCGTCGAACTCCTCCGCGGTGACGGTGAAGGTCGTCCCGGACACGGCGCTGACGCGCAGAATGGTCTTGGCGGCATTGTCCAGGCGCACGGTGAAGACCCCGTCCGTGGGGAAGCCGGAAGCGCTGGAGACGGAGATGCTGGAGTCCCCCGCCGTGTAGTCGGCGGCCAGGGTGGTCTCGGCGAGGTTGGCGTATTTTTCGCTGCTCATGACAGGCTCGGCGCCCCCAGGATCTCTGTGGATCCGATGGCGAGATTGGCGACGTTGCGGGTACTCGCGCGCATGATGGCGACGGGATCGAGGAGATCGCTCCAGACGACGCCCCGCAGCAGCGCGCCGTCCGGGAGCACGATGTCGGCGCGGTGATCGCGGCGGTCGACACTGAGCACGCGCCCCATGGAACTGGTCGGCCGGTAGAAGTAGGTCTCGCCGACTGCGATGGGGCATCCCGGCCAGGGGTCGAGTCCGGCTTCGAGCTTCGTGAGCACGGGCTCGCCCAGGATGGCTTCCTCGACCCGATCCACCTCGCGCGGCGTCAGTCCCGGGCCCTGCTCATACCAGCGCTGGGCCGTCTCCCCGCACGAGACAAGCGCATTGGCGATGGCGAAGGTCGTGCCCGGCGACCAGTCGAAGACGGCCTGGAGCACGCCCCAGTTCACCTTCACCACGCCCCCCTCGACGTTGAACACGGAGTCGACCCGCTCGGGCTCCGTGCGGTCGACCACGATGCCCCCTTGCACCTCCGCGCGCTGGGCACAGGTGACGAGATCCTTGGCCAACTGAAAGGCCAGTGGATAGGGGAGCCGGAGCCAGCGGATCGGCTCCGACCAGGTGAGGAGCACCCGCCCCGCGCCCGCCGTCAGCGTGTAGTCGAGCCGTCGACTCATAGCTTCCAGATCTTGTTGGCGCCGTTGTCCCAACTGACCGTGATGTTGTTCCCCGTGGGGGTGAAGGGCAGGCCCGTGGCCGTGTCGATGTAGGCCAGGAGGGGTGAGGTTGCGCTCGACGCGGTATCCATGTAGATCCCCACCACCTCGAAGATGTCGCCGGAGACGGTGTTGACCGTCACATCGGTCGCGTCGAACACGCCGAGGGTGGAGGACTTGCCCGCGAAGTTCCCCGAGGTAGCCACGATGGCGGCGCCGGGAATGTCGTTGAGGAAGTCGTCGACGTCGATGGACGCGGTGTAGTCCGCCGAGTCCAGGAAGTTCAGCTTGATGTCGTCCGTGAGGATGGCGATGCCACCCTCCAGGAAGGCCTGCCGACCTTTGCCGTATAAGGCGTTGCTCATTATCTCCTCTTGGCGGGAGCGTCATTTGCGGCTACGCTCACGGGCATATGGTGACCCTGCAATGCGGCCGCTACTGTTCTCGGACCTGTTCTCGTCATGCGAAGGAGGGGAGGGTTACCCCTCGTCCTCATCCAGCACGGTGAGGGTCGTCGGCGGCGGCGGCGGCGGCGGGGGCGGCAGTGGGCGCTTCCGGGTCTGCGCCTCCTCCGCGAGCCGGGACGCGAACTGGCGCGGGGTCTCCACCTTGGGCCCGGGCGGCGGGTCCGACGTCGGACCGACCGAGTCGTGGATCGGCGCCACCGCCTTCGGTGCCTTCGGCACCGGCGGGAGATCCTGGAGGTGGTGGAACCAGACCCCCTGGAACTCCCGCCCGTCGTCGAGCCGGAGATTGACCTGGTGGTAGTTGCCGAAGACTTCGGTCAGCGTCGCGGGCAACCCCAGGAGCGTGTAGAGATACCGCCCGCCTTTCAGAAACGTCGCCATTCGGATTACTCCTTCCTCTCAGCCGTTAGGCTGGCCATGGATCCAGGACTCGGGTGCCATCGGGGCCGGTGAGATAGGCGCCGAGATCGGCCGCCGTCAGCGTGATGGCCCCGCCGCGCGTCCCCCCGTCCAGGACGACATCCACCACGCGGCAAATCTCGTTCACGTAGGGGCGGCCGCCTTCGCGCGTGGGCCCGTAGGGCCAGGACACGCAGATGTAGTCGCCGATGGTGACGTGGGCGGCGCAGTGGCCGTAGACCGTCAGTTGCACCAGCCCCCCTTCCACGCGCGTGCGGGCGGCCTGGCGCAGGAGGAGGATCGCGGACCAGATCACCACGTCCACGGCCCGCCGGAGGCCAATCAGCGTGACCTCCTTCTTCATCTCGCCGTAGGCCTCGACGGAGACCGCGTCCGCCAATCCGACCGCGCGGAAGGAGGCGACCTGGCGGCTATAGCACCAGGCGAAGTTCACGGCGAGATCGTTGACAAGGGAGCGCCGGTCAATCACGAACGCCACGCCCTCATCCCCGCCGACACAGTCCCGGCTCGCGATGAAATAGGCCACGATGTCGGCCTGGGTCGGCGTGCTCCCGTCATCCACACGGATCTCGACCTGCTCCCGTCCGTTGATCCGCCAGTAGCCCATGACGTTGAAGAGCATCTCGGTCAGCCAGTCCTGGGTGACCTGCTCGTTCCGCACCACGAAGGCGGTGAGATAGCCGAGAGTCGTGACCTTCGACCGCGACTCCGCCAGGGCTCCGGCCTCGAAGTCGTCCTCCTGGGTGAAGTTGCCGAAGACCGTCAGGAGATGGACCAACTGGTCGATGCAGTTCTCCATCAACGTGCCGTCCGAGTTCATGACGCCCTGGCCGCGCCAGGACACCTCGCCCTCTGGCTGGACGTCGAACGTGATGGTGGCGATGGTCCCCTGGTTCTGGAAGTTGTTGGAAGTCGAGACCACGAAGCCGGTGGTCTGCTGCACGTCCTCGATGTAGACCGCGTCCAGGCTCAACACTGGATGGAACGCCGCGCAGTAGACCCAGGGGCCTTCGTTGTCCTCGCCCTGGTCGATGAGGATGGCGGGGACCGGCCCGCGAATGCCGCCATCGCGGAAGTCGCCGTAGACGACCGGCAGGATGGTCGCGCCGTCCCCGGGGTTCGAGTAGATCTCCGCGCGCGGCATGCCGAAGGGCAGACAGAGCTTGGGGCGCGCGGGCACCGGCACGCCCGGGCCGGGCTCGTCGGTGTCGCAGGGCTCCGCGATCCCGGGCCCATCGGTCCAGGTCAGCGTGCCGGTGCCCACGGTGAGTTCCGGAACGCCTCCCGTCATCGGGTCCGCTTCCTCGGTGGCCACCTCGCCGATCAGCGGCATGTACATGAGCAGCCCGTGGGTGGACGTGCTCCCCGTCAGACGAGACTGGAAGAAGAGCGGGGAGTATCCGTCCGCCAACATGGTAGAGAAGTCGTTCGGGGTCGGCGTGAAGACGCCCCCGTGCCAGAGCCCCACCGCCTGCATATCGCCGGTATAGAAGTCGCCTGGGGTCGTCGTGAACTGCTTGGCTGGGTCCGCATTCCCGGGGTCCCCGTCGAAGGTGCGGAACCCCGCCGCCAGGAACGTGCCCCCGCTGAGGCCCCGGTAGGTGGAGCCCAGCATGATGTAGGAGCCGCCCACGGGCGCGAGCAGCGTCTCGTCACGCTCGAAGGCATAGGCGGTCTCGACGCCGTCGATGTAGATGTGGGCGGTGCCCGCGTTCGTCTCGAACTGGACAAAGAGGTGCTGCCAGACGTCGTTGACGAGCGCGCCGGGGACCGAGCGCCGCACGATACAGAAGGCGAAGAGGGTGGACTGCATGATGACCGTCACCGTCCCCGCGCCCACCCCCCCTTCGAGGCGGATCACGAAGAAGACGGCATAGAAGCCGGGGTACACATCGTCGGCGACGACGACGAGTTCTTGCGTCTGGCTTACATCGCTCGGGCGCACCCAGAGACTGACGACCCACTTGCCTCCGGCGATCCCGACCGGGTAGGTGTCCTCGGCGACCGCATCGAACCGCACCTGCGGCGTCGGGGCGATGTACTGGAGGCCGACAGTGCCAGGAAAGGAGAGCGCCATGTCAGCCCGTATTCGTCAGGAAGACCTGGGAGACGTACACGGGTTGCGCCACCCCATCCGCGGCCACGCGCTCGACCCGCAGACGGAACCCCTCCAGCGCCACCAAGCTCCCGATCTCCGTCCCGTCCGCGAAGTCCAGGGAGGCATACGTGGCGGCATTGGCCACGGTCGGCGCCGTGAGCGTAAGGACCTTGGAGTTGGCGAAGTTGGCCCCGGTGAAGAGGAAGACATCCGCCTCGTGCCGCTCAAAGGCGATGGACAACTGCGGCGCGCCGGAATTGGCCGGGAACGTGTAGAGCACGTTCACCGTGATCCCCAGGCCGTTGTAGAGGAGCGGGAGGATCCGCTTGAAGTACGCGGCGCGCGTCTCCGCCTGGGGGAACTTGATCATCCGGTGGCCGCCGTAGAGCACCATGGGCGCAATGGCGGTGCCCAGCGCATTCGCGGGCTGGTTATGCAGGGCGTTGAAGTCGGCGAGGAGATCTTGGGCCATCTAGCAGAGGGTCTCCGCTTCGATCCGCACGCCGTTCTTCGTGAGCGTGATGCGGTTGATCGAGCCCTTGTAGCGCTGTTGGGAATAGTCCCAGGGCAGGCCCGGGAAGCCCACGAAGAGATAGATGGGCTGGTTGAGGAGGTACTCCTCCCCGACCATCGCCGTCATCTTCAGATCGTCGTTGTGGGCTTCGCACTGGAGCACGCTGCGCTGGCCCTGGCCCCAGGAGCCGAGGATGTCCTGGTCGAGGGGCTGCACCGATTCCTGGAGCGGCGAGAGGCGAATCAGGCGCGGCGCGCGCTCCAGCACCGGCACGTCCGTCAGTTCGGCCTGGATGAACGGCACCTCGGAGGAATTGAGGACGGTGCCGATGGGGTCGTTGATGTCCGGATGGATGTGGGACCAGTAACGGTCGCCGAAGCCCGAGCGCACCACGACCTGGGGGACCAGGTGTCGGTGTTCGAGTTGCTTGGTATGGAAGAACCGCGTGCGGGGTTCCATCAGGAGGTCAGGGCCAGGGTGCGGGGCACTTCCACGAGCCGGACCGGCACGGTGTAGCGCTCCGGCGCATCCGATTCCGAGCCCGCCACCGCCTGCTCCAGCCACTCGCAGAGGTAGATCTGGGAGAGGTCCGTGTTCATCGGGCTGAAGAAGACGGGCTTGACCTGGCGGTTGGTCAGGTCATTGAGGGCGTCGAAGACGGTCAACACCAGCGCGTCGCGGTCCGTCTGATCGAGCCGCACCCAGGAGAGATCGAAGACCCGGACCACCGCGTTGACGGCGCCGTAGTAGCGCCCGCTGTCCGTCCGATCCCGCTGCCCCGCGCGCACCTTGCCGCGGAAGTCCCCGAGATCGAAGGTGCGGCTGAGTTGCGTGTAGCCCCCGAGGAAGACCTCGCTCATGCGGAGGTAGCCGTCCGGGTTCCCCGCGTTTGAGACGAGCAGCCGCCAGTATTGCTGGGTCTGGAGGGGCGCCCCGAGAAAGGACAGGAGATTGCCCGTCTGCCAGGGGATCACCCACTGTGTGGTGATCACGGCGAAGTTCGAGACCGCCGAGCACTGCAAGATGATGGAGGCGCTGCTGGTGAGATTGTGGTCCAACACCACCAGGACGGACGGCTGCTGCGCGGAGCCGAGATCGAAGCTCAGGCTCTCGCTCGCGACGCCGGTCGAGCGCCACTCCGAATCGCGGTCCCGGTCCAGGACCTTCCGGCGGTGATAGGGCAGGTAGGCCTTGAAGCGCCAGACGTCGGCCGTCACCACGTCATTGCCCGAGCCCTGGGTCCACTGGATGCTGAGGCCGTTGTTGAGCGCGACAGGCGAGGTCGAGGTCGAGACCCCGGAAGCGACGAAGGTCGCGCCGCCGTCCTGCGACCAGCGGAAGGTGGCGGCGCCGACCTCGCCCGTGCTCTGGATCTCGATGTAGTAGTCGAGATCGTTGGTCCCCGAGTACGAGCCGGTGATGGTGGCGCCCGCCGACCCCGCCCCTTCCTTCTGCGGCCGTGAAGCCACGCCCGCCGCCTGCGAGGAGGCGGTGATCCCGCCATCGGTGTCCGGGATCAGGTTCGTGTGCATGAAGGAGGCTTTGCCGGAACGGACGTTGGCCATTTATCCCTGACTCTTGTTGCCCGCGCGGCTGTAGCGGGAATCCACGCGCCGGAGTTCGTCGCGCAGGGCAGGCGTGATGCGCTCGGCAATCGCGCGGGGGTCGCTCGCATCGCCCAGGATGTTGATGGTGATGGTGATGGGCATGGAGGACCGGAAGGGCATCCCGCCGGAGTTCACCCACTGCCCGGTGCTCGCGAGCGTGCGGAGGCGCGGGAGGTTCGTCCCCGTCACCGCGCGCTTTGGCACCACGAACTCACCTGGGGTGAGCATGGCGGGGACCGTGTCCTCCGGATGAAGGCCTGGAAGGCGACCCGTCTGCCGCCATTCGTTATACGCGGCCCTGCGCTGATTGATGAGCACGTTCTGTTCCGGCGACGGGCCGAGTAGATTTCCGTAATACACGCCGAAATCTTCGTTGATAACATTGCCCGGACCCCAGATCCCAGACGGCAACTCCGGGTGCCGCTGGCGGTACAGAGCCTCTAGCCAATCGTCCGCAACCATCCCGCCGGTCGCCATCCCCTTGACGAGCCCGCCAAAGTGAAAGCCCCCGGAATCACCCGCGCTGACTCCGCTCCCCGCCGCACCGGAATCGCCGGGAGAGCCGCCGGTGTCGCCCGTCCCGATCCCGTAGGCATTCGACCCGGTATAGGTGGAGTACCCAGCGGCGTCGTTCTGCCTGCGGAGATAGTCCAGGGTGTAGTTGAGATCGCCGAACAGTCCGGCGTCGGGAATGGTGTCGAGGGGGATGTACGACGGGCCGAAGAGGGCCTTCCATCCGCCCGAGAAATACGGAGACATCGCGATGATGTCCGCATTCGATAGTCCCGAACCACCGCCCCAGACCTCAGTGCCGCCAGATCCTCGCCCAATTGTCATCATGCGCGAGAGCATTGCCTGCTGATTGTTGAACATGCCGGTTTGCGCGGCAGCCATCTGCTGCTCGGGCGTCCCTGTGAAGGTGGGCAGCGCATTGAGAGCTTGCCCGAACTGTGACGTCGAGAATTGCGGATTGTTCGCGGAGAGGAGCGAGGTGAGCGTGGACGTGTAGTTCCCCGGCATCGTCGTGGACAGCTGCCGTGCATACCGTCCCGCATAGAAATCGCCCTGCCGCCCCGTGGTGTCTCCACCCGACAGATTGTTTGCCGTCGTGAAGAGCGTGCCGAAATCAACCGGCGGCGTCGCCTGGCCGCCCGTGAGCAAGGCTTCGGCATCGGCGACCTTGGCCAACCCCGCGACGATCAGGGGGGTGGCCATAGAGGCGAGTTCCTCGGCCTTCGACGTATCGGCGCGCCCGATGGCGGGGATGGCCTGCCTGGTCCCCACGCCCTTGGTCGAGATGAAATGGCTGACCGCCTTGAGCCCTTCCCAGCCCTGCTGGAGCACGCCCTCGATCTGCTGCAACTTGGTCAACTGCTGCGCCGGAGGGAGGCCGGTGAGGCCGGGCAATTCACCAAGGACGTTCATCGCGTCGATGACTTTCGGCACCGCATCGTTATATTCGTTGCGGATTGTGATGCCTTCGAGGATGCCCTGCTTCTTGCGCATGGCGTCCAACTGCTCCTCGTGCTGCCACATCGCAATCGCGACCGCCGCGATGGCGCCGATATAGCCCACGGTGAACGTCGTGGCGGAGATGGCCGCCGACCCCGCCGTGGCGCCGGTCCCCGCTGCGGCGGCGGCCTCGCTCCCGATGAGCCCCGTTGCCGTGCCCAACTGATATGCGCCGAGCGCCGTGCTCAGAGCGCCGGAGGCGACCTGGGAGCCGCTCCCGTTCTCGATGCCCTGGTAGATGTTCAGCCCACCCGTCACGACGCCCAGGCCCCCGCCCACCCCGCTCAGGACGTTCGCGGTTGACGCGGAGTAGCCGAGCGCCTGGGCGACGGCGGGCTGGCTCAGAATGTTCGCGATGCTTCCGAGGGTCTGCGTCCCGCCCGCCGCGGCGCCAATGGCATTGCCCTGCTGGATCCCCTGCACGACGCCGAGCACCCCTTGGGCGGCCCCGAGCCCTTGACCGACGATCCCCGAGCCCGTGGCGAACCCCGGCGAGAGCCCCAGAGCCTGCGCCACGGCGGGATTGGAGAGCAGGAGCGCGATGGACGATGCGGACTGGAGGCCACCGCTCGCGGCCTGGAATGCATTGCCGCTCTTGAGGCCGGAGTAGAGCGAGATGAGCCCCGCGACCGCCTGGAGCGCATTGGCCGTGCCCTTGAAGCCCGCGCCGGAGGCGATCCCGGAGACGCCCTTGATTCCGCTCGACCCCAGATTCAACATGGCGAGCAGGTCCTGATCGCCGGACGGGTTCGGCGTCGTGCTGGATCCACTGATCCATCTCGGGATGTTGTTGACGCCCCCATCCCGCGCGATAGCGTCGACCGTCGTCGAGGTTTGTCCCGTGTTCTGCGCCACCTGCTGGGTGACGGTCGTCTGCCGGTTCACCGCATTGAGGATGGCCTGGAGGAGCGCATCGGTGCTGATGCTGCCCGGCGCCGGGACGCTGCCGCCCGTCGCGAAGGCCAGATAATTCCCATGCTGCTCGGGGCCGCCCCCGCCGTTCAGGGCATCGAGCACAGGTCCCAGCTTCTGCGCGACGTCCTTGCGGATCACGAACTCACCCGGCGTGAGCATGGCGTGGACGGTGTCGCCCGAACCCGCCCCGGGGACACGGCCGCCCGCGGCATAAGCGGGGACGGTATAGTCCGAGGTGTAGCTGCTGTAGTCGGGGACCGCCGGAGGCAAGAAGTTCCCGTAATCGTAGGTGTCGGTCGACAGAGTCGAGACGGGCATCTGGTAAGACGTGGGCGTCAGCGTGATGCCGCCCGGGAAGAAGCCTCCATTCTGCCCCGTCACCGCGCTATTGCCCGTACCGGGGGCGGGGAGCGTCGCGCCAACCGGGAGGTTGAGCGTGCCGCCAGGCTCGGTCTTCGGCCCCCCGAACAACTTGTCGTAGAGGGTCCCCACCAGCCCGCCCAACCCGGAGGCGCCGCTGACTGCGGCTCCTCCGAGCGTGCTGGCGGTGCTGCTGCTGCCGCCTTGCCGCTGCCCTAGCAGACTGCCAATCGCATTCGACGCGGCGTCCCCCGCCCCCTGCCCGTTCAGCACGTTCAGCATGAAGTTCAAGAAGGTCTTCACCGTCGCGGAGGCGAGGAAGTTCGCCAGTTCGCGCAGTATCGAGTGCATCAGGTCCTTGAAGACGTCCTTCAGCTTCACCGTCTCCCCGGTGAAATACTTGAAGAACGTGTCGGACAAGGACCGCTGGACGTTGCCCATCGTGTTGGTGATGAGCCGGTCGATCCCCTGCCAGATCGTGTCCTGTTCCGCGGCGTAGCGCTTGAGGGCCCCGATGCTGAAACGGTAGTAGTTCCCCTCGTACTGAGCCTGCGCCTGGTAGAGGCGCGCGCTCTGCTGATCCTGCTGCTGACGGGCGTTGTTCACCGTCTCGTAGGCCTTGATCAGCGTCTCCATGTTCGCCTGCTGCTTCTCGATGCTCTTGACCTCGGTGGCCAGGCGGGCGGCCGCGGAGGCCGTCATCCCCTTGATGCCGAGATCCATCGCCGCCAGTTCAAGCTGGCGCGCGAGGGTGACCCGTTCGATCTCTTCGCGCGTCAGGCGAAGGGCTTCGAGTTCCTGCGCGGACTGGTCCACCCACTTCCGCTGCTCCGGGGTCAACTTCTCGTAGGCCTTGCCGAACATCTCGTAGGCCTGCGTGATCTTGTTGGCCTCGACGCGGTTCAACCCCAGGGTCGCCGTCAGGCCCTGGAGTTGCTCGTCGGCGAGCTTGGTCGCTCCGGCAATCTTCTCCTGGATGATCTTGCGGTAGAGTTCCCACTGCTCCTCGACGGCCTTGAGGGCGTTCTGATCGAGGACCGGGCCGAAGCCCATGGGATCGTCTTCCGGCTTGAAGCCGCGCGCGGTCGCGTAGGCTTTCGCGATGTCGGCGGCTGCCTGGGCGGCCTTCTGCTTCTCCTGTCGCATGAAGGAGTCGAACTCGCGCCGCCCAATCTCCTCCGTCTTCTCCGCGATCCCCAGCCGGATCTCGGCGATCTTATTCGCCGCCGCCGTCGCTTCGTCGACCGTCCGCTGGTTGTTGGCGCGGTCGAACTCCGCGCGCTTGATGTCCAGAGCATCCAACTTGCCGTTCAGCTTGATCGCGTCGGCCTCGATCTGGGCGAGCCCATCCTTGCGATCCTGGACGATCTTCGCGATATTCTCTTTCTGGTTCTGCACGCTATGTGTCGCCAGATCCATCTCGCGTGCATAGGTCAACTCGACCTGTCGCTTTCGCGCCGCCAGTTGCGAGATGGCGAACTCGGTCTGCTCGCGCTCACCCATCTTGTTGGTCTGGACGGCGGCCTCGACCGTCGCGTTGATGATCGCCTGCGCGTCCTTGTAGGAGGCCACCGCCTCCGCGTTGGCGATCTTCGTGTCTTCGATCCGTTGCTTGCCCCAGAACTTGCTCTGCTCGGTCCCCGACTCTGCGGCGGCCCCGACGATGTCGGCCACCCGGAAGGCCACCTTCTCCGACTCGCGTTCGAGCCTCCGTTGCTCCTCGATGGCCTGATTGGTTACTGCTGTGCTGGCCTCTGCCGCAGCCTTGCCGTACCGTTGAACGAAGTCAATGACCTTGACGATGGGCCCGAGAATGGCCGAGACAATCGTCACAAGATCAGATAGGAACAGTTTGATCGGGACGAGAGCGACCTTCGTGAAGGCGTAGACCCAGTCCCAGAACGTGCTCCACGCCTTCTTGAATTTCGCGCTGAAATCCTCAATGCCCAGGGCGTTGCCGATCTTCTCAGGCAAGGCCCCGAACCAGGCCAGCACATCACTGCCGATGGCCACGAGGCCTACGGCAAACTCCTTCAGGCCTCGCGCGAAATCCTTCGTCTTCTCCCAGGCCGCCACGAGCGCAGACGAGACGAGGCCGGTCTTCACTTCGAGGAGCGTGAGTCCGGCCACTACTGCCGCGATCCCAACCACGAGCCAGCCGGTCGGCGTGAACGCCATCGAGATCGCGGTGAAGGCGGCCGCCAGGCCCTCGCCGCCCATAATCGCCTCGGCCGCGAGTGAGATGGCCGCGCCCAGGTTCTTGAACACCGCGATGAGGCCGCCTGCATCGGCAAAGGCCTTGACCCATCCGGCAATCACGAGCCCAAACCGCGTCCCGATGATCTGTTCGATGATGCCGAAGACTGTCGCGAGGCCCGTGTAGGCGGAACTGAGAATGGCCATGAGGCCCCGGAGCGCGAGCCCGACGCCCACGAAGCCTGCCGCCAGCATGGTCACCGTGCCCGCGAACCGGAGAATGTCCGGATGCTCCCGCACGAGTATCGTCACGAAGTCGTTGAGCGCGTCGATCACCGCCTTGATCGGGCTGAGGGCATCTTGGAACGCCACGATCAGGGCGATGTTGATGGTGTTCCACAGGGTATGGAGGCTGTCGATTGTGTTGTTGAGGACCGTATTGAACTGGTCGATGGCGGCCTTCTGGTCATCCCAGGCATGCGTCGAGTCCTGCATGCGCTCGCGAATGAGACTGATGCTCTTATCGAAGGTCCCGGCCGCCCCGGCCGCCTTGATGAAGGACTGCTGGACGCGCTGGCCGCTGAGGCCGAGATTGTCGAGGATGATCGTGGCATCCGCGCCCTTGCGCTTCAGCCCCTCGAAGAAGGCGGCGACCGCTTCGGCCCCTTGCCCGCCCTGGATCAGGGCGCGGAAGGCTTCCTTGCTCTTCCCGGCCGCATCGGCCATGACGTCGAGTTCCACCGTGTTATCGCGCGCGGCGTCGGCCATCTTGGTCAGCAGGATGTTGACCGCCTGCGGGGCGGCCCCGAACGAGGCGAGCGCCGCCCCGAGACCCAACACCTCTGGAGTCGTGAGCCCGATGAACTTGCCCGCGCTGGCGATGGAGTTGGCCATGCCCAGGATCTGGGGGGCGGTCGCGCGCGAGCGGTCGCTCAACCAGGTCAGCGAGGCGCCGAACTTCTCGACGTTCTCCAGCGACTCGTCCATCTGGAGCGAGAGTTCCCCGAAACCCGAGGCCAGTTCCGCGCCCGAGGTGTTCAGGCCGCGTCCGAGGCGGGCGATGGACTCCGTGAACTTCTGGATCTCGTGCGGAGCCGTCAAGCCCAGGTGCAGCGCCTGCGCCGCGATCTTTTCTATCTCATGCGTGGCGATCCCGGTCGAGAGCGACACATCGAGCATCGACTGCGACAGGTCCTGGAACTGCTGGTCTGCACTGCCGAACGAGTCGTCGACATCGCTGATTTCGGCGCGGAGGCTGGCCATCTGCTTCTCGAACTCCGCTGCGTTCTTGATCCCCGTGACCATGCCGCCAAAGGCGAGGGCGGCAGGCGCGAGCTTGCTGATGCTCTCCAGGCTGAGGCCGACCCTGCCCAGCGCGCTATTGAGGGCATTCGCCCCGGGGATCATGCCCTCCAGCGACTTGCCCATCCGGTCGAAGTTGGAGGCGCCCGCAGCGAAGAGTTGGCTCATGAGGCCAGCCTGGGCGCCGAGCGCCTGCTGCCACTGCTGCGCCGTCGCGCGGACCGCCTGGTCGGTCTGCGTGCTGAGGCGCCGCAGTCCGGCCTCGTAGTCGGAGGTGTCGAGGCCTACCCTGAAAAACAGGTCGTCCAGGGCCATGGCCTAGCCGCCTTGCGCCCGGCGAATGGTGTCGGCGACCATTTGCTCCAACCGGCCGCGCAGTTCCTGGAGCGTCAGGGCCACCATGCCGTTCGGGGCCTGGCGGGAGTGGCCCGCTTCGAGGTAAATCATGTACTGGACATTGGTGCCGACCACGGCCTCCATCGGGCCGGTCTGGACGCCCTCAAGGCTGCCGTCGAAGTGCTCGCCGTGCCGGTCGCTGTACTCGAAGCCATCGGCGGACGTATTGGGCGGGACCATGTGCCAGGAGGCGCGGGCGCGCCCCGTATCCACGGGGGTCCGCATGGCAATCCGCTGGGTCGCCTCCGCCGCAAAGGCCACGACGTCCTTTTGCATCAGGACGCCCGCGTCATTGAGGCGCTTGAAGGCCTCGGTGAGTCTGTGCGCCTCCACGGAGACCGAGCCCTTGGCATAGGTGGAATGCACCTGGCCCGGGGCGTAGTTCCACGTCGCCGGATCGGTGCCGCGCGAATCTCGCGGATCCGCGGCCATCAGCCCCGCCCGTACTGTCGCTGCTGCATTTCCGCCTTCTCCCGCAAGAGCCGCTCGCGCTCTTGCCGCCAGGTGAAATGCACCCACATCTCCTGCCGGTCATCCGGCGAGAGCGCCCGCATCTCACTCGGCGCCTTCCCCCAGGCCAGACACATCTCCAGCCAGAGAAAGCGCTCCGTGACGAGTTCGGTTACTTCGCCGTCACCGCCGACGCCGAGACGCGCTTCGTAAAATTTTCCTTCTCCTCCTCCTTCCACTGCGTCAACTGGAGGATGTTCTGCGCCAGTTCGGCGAAGTGGAACGTGGAGAGGCCGCGCTCTTCGAGGGCCTTGTACTTGTCGTCCGCGGTGACCGCCACGTTGCCCGTGCTCGGGACCTTGAGATTGGCCGCGACGCCGAGCCCGACCACCGCGTTCCGGAAGCGCAGATCGTGCGCGTCCTTCTGCGTGAGGTACTCCTCATCGCCGAAGTCCGGGAGCATGCCCTGGCGGCGCGTCTGGACGCCGAGCGCCGCATGCTCGGGATTGGTGGGATCGAGCATCACCGGGCGCACCGGGGGTCGGGGCGCCGAGGCCCGCAGGGCGTCGAGCTTCTCCTGCGGCACCGAGGTGATCTTGACCTTCACACCGAGCGTCTCCGGACCGCGCTGCACCTTGAGGGTGACGTACCCCCACGCCTCGAAGGCTTCGCGTTCGGAGATGTCCTCGATGTCTACTTCACGATAGGTGGGCACCTGAGTCATGGGTTAATCCTCCCCGAGCGGCAGACGGAGCGGGGGCGACGCGGGATGGGGCCGCGGCGCCTGCACCGGACTGCACTCGGCTCATGGTGGACATGCACTGCATCACCGTCAGTCCGACGTCGGACTGTGTGGCCCTGTTACGACTCGACCCCGGCGGTAAACGCCGTGATCAGGCTCACCGCGCCGTAGATCTCACCGGAGAGATCCACCATCACGGAGTCCACACCTTCCGTCACCTGCCGGTCGGGCGGGAAGTAGACCTCGCCCCACTTGAAGCCGCGGTTCTGGACGCCCTGGGGGTCCGTCCAGAGGATCTCCACGTTCACGCAATGCTTCTCCGAGTCCGTGAAGCGCGGGGTCGTCGCCAGCACCGACCCGAGGGGATCGGAGTTGAAGATCTGCGTGGTGCCCTTGGTGCTCACCCACGCCCGGCCCCCGATGTTCTTGGTGGTCGTGCCGCCCGCCGCCCGGATGAGCGTGAGGAGCTTCAGGAAGTTCGGCTCCTGGTTGGCCAGGCGGAAGTTGCAGGAAAACGGCACCGGCGCGAGCAACGGATCATCCGGCGGCGAGACGTAGTGCGCATCCGCCGTGAACCGCCCCCGGTCGAGGACGATGGTCTCGCCCGCGCGCGCGCGGTCGACGGGCCCCGTCACGGCCCCGCGGAACGGCACCTCGAAGAAGTAGGGGGTCGCGCTCCCGTCGTACAGGCGGAGACGGCCGACCTTGATGTAGAACGTCTGGAAGTTGGGCATGGCTGCTCGTTCCTCCTCCTCGTCAGGCTAGGGATGCCAGGTTTCGGTCCACCGCAGCGCCAGCAGCACGTTGTGTTGCCCGAGATCCGTCCGGGCGGGATCCTGGATGGCGCGATCCGCCAGGATTTCGTCCACGAACAGGTAGCCGATGGTCTCGTCCCCCGTCGTCAGGGGATCGGCGTAGTCCTTCACCGGAATCCGTGTCCCTTCCCGCATGACGCCCAGCACCAGGTCGCGCAGCGTGTAGAGCCGCAGATTCGTGAATGGCTGGAGCTTCGCGGGCCGCACGAACAGGTTGACGTTGAGGTTCCAGAAGACCTCGGCCCCCCGGGAGTCCGGATTGGTCCCGCCGCGGGCCGCAAACGGCCCCTGCATGCTCGCCGGGCGCGTCGGGCCCAGGACCCGCACCTGCGCCCACTCGGCCAGGTCCGCGTCCTTGAAGGGCAGCCCCCCGCCGTAGTCGATGGCCGTCGCGGAGGAGTTCAGCACCGCCGCCAGTTGGTCCTCGAAATACTGCTGGATCGAGCCCACGACATTGGCAGCTTTGGCGTTCTCGTCGAGCGGCATCGGTTGGCGTCATCTCCCACCATGACGGTGAGGCGAAACCCCCGTTTTCGTGTAGGGATTTCTCCCGCCCGTCACCCGTAATGCCCCGCAATGCCGCGTCCTAGTTGGCGTCATCCCGCACCTCCAGGGTGAAGACCAGGCGCAGGGTCTGGGACTGGGAGGTAATGACCTCGCAGACGATGTCGTAGTCCTCTCCGGCCGTCCCCCCGCCGATCCGGGTGGAGACCAGCGGGCCCGAGGTCGTGGGGCTGCTGGAGGTGATCCCCCCAGGGACCGTGATGGTCACGGTCGAGAGGGTCTCCCCGGCGGCCACGGCCATCTTTTCGGAGAAGTCGAAGGTGACCGTCCGCCGCTCGGTCGGGTACTTCCGGTTGGTGGGGTGGCTCATCGCCGATGCCTCACGTCCGGCCAGGGCGTGCCGGTGATCACCGTGGTCGGGTGCCCCTTGATCGCCTCCCACCGCGTGCCGCGGATCCACTCCGCAGGGTCGGCGGGCGAGACCTCCGTGACCGGGAGCCCGAGCGTCGTGGGGTCGATGTAGTAGGTCTGGAGCGGCAGGATGGCCACCGTGGCCGCCGCCAGCACCTCCGGCTCGAAGGCATCCGCGCGCAGCGTCCCGGTCAAGGCGGGCATGCTACTTCGTCATCTCCGCGTCGACCGACGCGATGAGATCCAGCACCGTGGCTTCCTTGGCCTGGAGCTTGGCGACCTTGTCCGCCGCCCCCTTCGCGCTGAGGGCCGCGATCTTCTGCTTGATGTGCGCGACGCGCTGGATGTACTTGGCCTTGCGCGCTTCCAACTCGGTCGTAGCGGCCATCAGGCGGCCTCCCTCTGGACCCTGGTTGACGGGCACGGCATAGCTGATGCGGCACTCCATGCAGCGGTAGAGCCACGCCTCCACCAGGCGCTCGACACGGACGTAGAGCCCCACGAGTTTCGCGGCACATGCACGACACGTGAACTCACGGAAGGGGCTCATAGACGGCGTTGTGGGGAATCATGGTCTTGGGGACACCCTGCCGCAGCGCCGCTTTCCCGTTCGAGGTGTAGTGGCGCTCCACGAGATGGAAGCCGCGGGCGGCGAAGTAGGCGTCGACCTCGTCTTGTGTCGTGGGGTGGACTTCCACCTGAAGGGACCGCACGGTCTTGAGGCTGTCCTCCATGCCGCGGAGGACGCGCATCTCGTTACCATCCACGTCGATCTTGACGTGCGTGGGCGGGGTGAAGCCCCAGCACCGCACGAGCACATCCATGGGCACCGCGTGCTTCCGCTCCCGGGCGACCGGCGTGAACTCGTCGCCGTCCTCCAGGGTGGTGTTATTCAACTGGTGGCGGGACGTCCCAGCCTTATGGCTCCAGTAGTTGAACTCTCCGTAGCCCTCGTCTTCATCGAGCGCATCGGTGACGAGCGTCACCGGGGCCGTGGGGTTCAGGCTCGCGTTCCGGAGAAGGCTGGCGGCGTTCCCCGCATGGGGCTCGAAGGCATAGACCTGTGCCCCACGGCTGGCGCCGAAAATCGCGTAGAGACCGATGTTCGCCCCGACGTCGTAGAGCACGTCCCCGGGCCCGAGCCGCTTGAGCCAGGCGATAGTCCCCACTTCCTTCGTCATGAAGGTCTTGACGCGCTCGATCTCGATGTCGGTGTCACACGCGAAGCGGAGCCCGCTTGGCTTGAGGACGAAGCGCTGGGTCATCCGATCCGCTCCACATTCAGCGTCAGCGTCCGCCGCATCTCCTTGGCGGGAGCCTGGATCGGGCCGACCGCGTGCCACGAGTTGAAGGTCTTGATGAAGATGCAGCACTGGTTCGGCGCGTAGGGGTAGCTCGCCACGGTCTCAAAGGCCTTCCGCGGCTCCTTGTAGTCGTGGTAGCGGCGATGCGGGTCGAGCGGGCGCAGCACGTCCGTGCCCCCACCCCAGGCCGCGTCCCACTCCCCCGCGCGCACGAGTGGGATGATCAGGGTAAGGACCTTGGAGGGGATGTCGGTGTGGGCCTCGATCCCCCCGCCCTCGCCGGGGAGCGAAGAGAACTCGAAGCGCGTCGAGAAGGTCCCCTTCGGCGGCTCGATCTCCGCCTGGGCCAGGCAGGCGAAGAGATCCTGCACCAACTGCGGCCCCTTCACGTAGCGGTAGAACTCCAGCCAGAGCGGGCTCGCGTTGATGCAGGCAAGGTAGTCGGCGGGGTTATTCCGTTCCGAGAGGGACCACTTGTTGTAGGCCCCACCGAGGTGCTTGAAGCGGTTCTCCGGCGGATAGGCCCGGACCAGCTTGTCGTAGTGCGCCTGGGCGAAGACGTTGCGCGCGACCCCGATGGGGTAGGGCTCGTAGCGGAAGGTCGTCTGCGTGAAGGCCAGCATCACTGCCCCCGCCGCAGCAAGAGGAGGACGACCGCGAGCACCAGCACGGCGCAGCCCGCATCCAGGAGCGCGGACGGCATCAGGCCACCGCCTTGTTGAGACCTTCGACCGCCGCCCGATGTACCGACTTCCCCATCAGGTCTTCCCACGGCACCGTGGCCAGCGCGGCCTTGGCCTCCTCGTGCCAGAGATCCGCCGCCTCACACTTCGCCGTCTCGGGCCAGCAGGGGATGCCCGCCGTGTAGTGGATGTTCTTGGCCGCGGGGTTGGGCTCGTCGTAGAGCACGAGGTGGTTCCACTCGGCCGGGAGGGTCCCGAGCCTGCCCTCGGCCCAGGCGAAGGACGCGGGCTGGTTCTGCTCATCCGCGACGTAGGCCGGGGTGAGCGCACGGCACCGCCCGTGGCTGCACTGGAAGTAGACGAGGCTCGCCCACTCGAACTTGAGCTTCCCCTGCACCACCGAGGCGGCCATCGCGGGATCAGCCAAGCCCGGGATCTCCGTCACGTCCCCGCGCACAATCGTGTCGGGGTCGATGAAGAGGGCGTCCCCCTGGTACTGGCAGAGCCACGGCACGAGCCAGCGGGTGTAGGTAAAGTCCGTGAGCCCCCGGCGCCGCATCGGCATCCAGTCGAGAATCAGCGGCTCGATCTGCACGCGCCGGGTGGCATGGCGCAGGATCGAGTGCGCGCACACCGTGAAGGCCAGGGGCTGGCGCGCGTCGTAGCCGATGAAGACGCGGAGCGGGGCTCCAGCATCGGGGATGGTCGGGTGGGGATACGGGCGCGTCATTCGGCCACCTCGACTGTGGGGGGCGCGGCCAGGTAGCGCGCCACCGTGGGCGGCACCGCGGCGGGTGCAGGCGCGGGCGGAGGCGCGACCGGCTTCACCGCAGGCGCCCCGCCCGTGTGGGGGTTCTTCACCACGAGTTGCGGGGTTTTCAGCGCATCCTTGGACTTCGGCGCCACGAGGACGTGGAGTTCCGGCCCCATCGGCCAGATCTTCCCGATGGTGAAGAACTTGCCGAGCTTGGCGCGCCACCAGTCCAGGCCCCGCTGGGTCAGGTGCGTGTTCCGCCCGTCCGCGTAGATCTTCTTGGCGGGGCCCGTGTGGATCACGAAGTAGCCCGTCTGCTTGGTGCAGCGGTGGAGATCCTTCAACACGAGGACGACCTTGTCCGGCTCGATGTGCTCCAGGACATCCGTGCAGATCACCAGGTCGGCCGGACGCGGATTCTCCTGCTTGCCGGGGATCGCGGGGTCGTACTCGAAGATCGGGAAGGGGAGCGCGCGCCCGAGGCCGCCCTTGCCGCAGCCATAGTCGAGGACCGAGGGGATCCCGTGGGGACTCGCCTTCTTCAGGGTCTCGACGAGACTCAGGACGATAGGCGCGTGGCGGCCCCCGTTCATCCCGTACTCGGGCACCTGCTGGTGGAGCTTCGCGTTCAGCGCCCGCATCTCGTCGCTGATGAGTTCGAGCTTGCTGTAGGCGGTGAGCGTCGGCACCTGGGGCACCGGCTTGAAGAACTTCGCCATGTGCTGGATGAGGCCGTCGCCGTAGAAGGTGGCCTTCACGTCCGGCAGTTGCTGGAGTTCGTGCTCGACCAGGCGGGCGGCTTCCAGCATCGAGGGGGTCGTTTGGAAGGTGCGCCCCTCGTACTCGGTGATCCAGGTCGGCTGGAGCGGGTTCGGGTGCTCCCCCGCGTGGCGCCCCTGGTGGGTGGGGGCGGAGCCGTCCATCCCGAAGATGTGGAGGTTGCGGAAGCCCAAGAAGCGCGCGACCGCGATGCTCCGCAGTCCGACGTCGGGCCCGCCCGTGAGGGCCCATTCCCCGTGGGGGAGGATCCGCTGCGCCTCCTCTTCCGCGGCGAAGCAGTGCCAGAGGGTGACGTCGTAGCCCTCCAGGTGGTCGAACACGTCCGGATGGCACGTGGAGCAGATCAGATACTGGACGGCCTTGTGGGGCGCGCCGATCAGCCGCACGGTGTTCTTGGGCAGCGGATCGACGGCCACCTGGTAGGTCGGGATGATCTCCCGGTCAATCAAGAACCGATGGGCCCCCGAGCACGAGAAGATCGTCGTGAACTGACGAAGCTCCTCCCACGTCTCGCGGAGACTCGGGCCATAGCCCACGATGGCGACGGGTTCATCACTGAGGGTCTCGGCGCGCTGGAGCCGCCTGGTCGTGCGCGCGATGGCGAGCTTGACCTGCTCATCCCGCAACGGGAGCGGGATGCAGTAGGAGACCTTCTGGGGCGCGGTCGGGTCCAGGCGCGTGGGTTCCATTTAGAGGATCCTGTTGGCGCGGATGTAGGACCCGCGGATGACCACGATGGCGTTGATGACCTGCTTGGCGACGACCTGCATCGTGCCCGCCGACGCGACGTTGAAGAGGCCTTCCATGAACGCGCGGTAGACCTTGCCCGCGGACACCCCCGGAACCCCGGACAGGACGATGACGTTGGTCTGGGCCTGGGCCGCGGACTCGAAGAACTCCGCCCGGGTGTGGATTGCCCCACCCGTGGCGCTCTGCGTGGAGTTGGTCGCGATGCGCTGCGCCGGGTTGGCCGCCGAGCCGAAGAAGCCTTCCCAGCGCCCCTGCGCGGCGGACATGTCGGGGTAGGACAGCCCGAACCCGATGCCCGTCGTGGTCAGGGCGGACATGTTGTAGAGGACCTGCGCCCGCACTTCGTAGACGCCCACCGCCAGCGAGAGGCTCATGCCGCTGATGTTGGTGACAGCCGAGCCCGTGATCGTATTATTCGACTGCACCACCCGCAGTTGTGGCGCCCCCAACCCCGCCGAGATCACGCTGATCTGATCGCTCACCGTATTGATGCGGGCGGAGAGCGCGGCCCGGTTCACCGAGGCGTTGTTGCTCAGGGCGCTGAGTTCCAGGCTCATTTGCGCGCTGAGGGCCGAGATCTTCGTCGACAGCGCGGAGGCGACGAGGCTGACCTGGACCGAGAGGTTCGAGATCAGATTGGACAGGGCATCGTCTGCGCTGATCCGGTCGTCGGTCTCGACCTTGATCGCCGCGCTGACTTCCGCCGAGGTCACGCTCCCCCCGCCCCCGGTCGCACTGTTCGCCGACACGCGATCCACGAGCGAGAGGTAGGACGAGATCTGCACACTGAGCGCGGCCGAGAGGGCCGAGACCTGGGTCGAGAGCGCCGACAGGGCCGTGGAGATCGTCGCGACCTTGGCCGAGAGGACCGAATGCACCTGTGACAAGGCCGAGACCTGGAGCGACAACTGGACGGAGAGATTCGACACGGCCGTGGAGATGGCCGACACGTTGAGCGAGATCGCGGCCACATTCGCCGAGAGCGCCGAATGCACCTGCGAGAGCGCTGAGACCTGCAAGCTCAACTGCTGCGAGACCGCCGAGATCGCATTCGAGAGGGCGTTGTCGGCGCTGATCCGCGCGGCCGTCTCGACCGAAACCGCCTGGCTCACGACCGAGATCGCCTGGCTCAGGGCGCTGATCTTGGCCGAGGTCACATCCGCCGACCCGGCGCCGCCCGTCACATCGGCCTGCCAGGACCAGTCGAAATCCGCCCCGGTGTTCTTCTTCAGCACCTGCGCGGTCGTGCCCCCGCGCAGCGTCGAGATGATGGCCGAGATCCCGGACACCTTGTTGCTGATGACCGAGACCGCCTGGTAGAGCGCGGACACCGCTGACGCCTGGTCGTCGGAGTTCCCGAGTTGGATCTTGAGGCTCGTGCTACTGAGCGCGATGCCGACCTTGCGGACCGCCCCCGTCGTCGGCGGGGTGGCCGTGAGCGTCCCTTCCGTCAGGCCGAGGTAGTAGACCGTGCCCGGCGTCAGACCGCCCGTCCCGCCCGTGATCGCATCCCACTGGCCGGTCGTGAGGTCGAGGACGCCACCGAACCGGACCCGGCCGAAGGCCGAGACCGGCACGGAGCCGTCTGCCAGGAGGCCGATGACTTCCTTGGTCCCGGCCGCGCTCGCATGCGCGCGCTTGAAGGTCCCCGCGGAGGTGAAGGCATAGACCGGGGCTCCGGCCGAGATCGTCGCCGAGTCCACGTTCTGGATGCTCAGGGTGCCCAAGCTCGACACCGTCTGGGACAGGGCCGAGACCTGGAGGGAGAGTTGGACCGAGAGCACGCTGATCTGCTGCGACAGCGCAGACGCCGTCGTCGACACAAGGGCCGACACCGCCGAGATCCGGTCCACGGCTGAGACGTGGGCGGCGGAGAGGGCCGAGTGCGCCTGGCTGATTGCCGAGATCTGCGTGCTGAGGGTGGCGGACAGGACGGAGATCTGGGTCGAGAGCGCCGAGACATTGAGCGAGATGGCGGCGACGTTGGCGGAGAGCGCGGAATGCACCTGTGAGAGCGCGGACACCTGCAAGCTCAACTGCACGGACAGGTTCGACACGGCCGTAGAGATGGCCGAGACGTTCTGGGAAATCGTCGCCACGTTGGCGGAGAGCGCCGAGTGGACCTGGCTCATCGCGGAGATCTGGGTGCTGAGGGTCGCCGAGAGGACCGAGATCTGGGTCGAGAGCGCCGACACGTTCAGCGAGATGGCCGCCACATTGGCGGACAAGGCGGAATGCACCTGGCTGAGGGCGGAGACCTGGAGGCTCAACTGCTGGGACACCGCGGAGATCGCGTTCGAGAGCGCATTGTCCGCGCTCACGCGGTTCGAGATCTCCGCACTGATGACGGACGTCACATCGTCCAGCCCCGCCAACTGGAGCCGCATCACCGTGGGAGATAGCGCCACCCCTACCGGCCGAACCACCCCGGTCACGGGCGCGGTCGGCGTGAGGAGCCCGGCCGCCACGTCGAGGTAGTAGGTCGAGCCCGGCGTCAAACCCCCGGCGCCCCCCGAGACCACCCCGTCCCACTGGCCGGTCGTCAGCGTCACGAGCCCATCGGTCTGGACCCGCCCCAGCGCCGAGACCGCAATCGCCGTGTCGATGACTAGGCCGATCACGGGCTTGGTCGCAGCAGCGCTCGCATTGGCCCGCTTGAAGGTATTCGCCGAGGTGAAGGCGTAGACCGGCGCGCCCGCAGACACCGCGGAACCGTCCACGTTCTGGAGAGTCGCCAAGGGGCCGAACGCGGAAGCGTACTGCGAGAGTGCGGAAATAGCCTGGGACTGGGTGTCGATCCGGACGGACAGGGCCGCCGCCTGGGACGACAGGGACTGCGAGAGGGCCGAATGCACCTGGGAGAGCGCGGAGACCTGAAGCGACAACTGCGCCGACAGGGCGGAGATCTGCGTGGACAGCGCGGAGACGTTGAGCGAGAGGGCCGCCACGTTCGCCGACAGCGCCGAGTGGACCTGGCTCAGGGCGGACACTTGCAGGGACAGTTGCTGGGACACCGCCGAGACGGCATTGGAGAGCGCGTCGTCTGCTGAAATCCGAGCCGCCGTCTCCGCCGACAGGGCCTGGCTGACCACCGAGATGTTCTGACTGAGCGCGCTGATCTTCGCGGAGGTAACATCCGCAGAGCCCGCCCCACCCGTCACGTCCGCTTGCCAGGACCAGTCGAAGTCGGTCGCGGTGTTCTTCTTGAGGACCTGGGCCGTGGTCCCCCCGCGGAGCGTGCTGAGGATCGCCGAGATCCCCGAGACCCGGGTGCTCATGGCCGAGACCTGTTGCGAGAGCACCGAGATGGCCTGGGACTGGGTGTCGACCCGGACCGACAGGGCATCGTCCGCCGAGATGCGGTTCGAGGTCTCGACGGCAATCGCCGCACTCACCTCGGTCGAGGTCACACTGCCCCCGCCCCCGGTCCCGCTGTTGCCCGAGACGCGATTGACCAGGGAGAGATGCGCGGCAGAGAGGGCGCTCAG